GGCGCGCGTCATGCAGGAGGCGTCCAACGAGACCGCCATCGACCGTGACACCCGCGTTCAGGTCTACAAGGTGTACCTGCCCGCCGGCGTCACGCTCAGCGCACTGTCCTACCTCGAGTGGGAGGGAAAGCGCCTGCGCCTGGACGGTGAGCCCGAGTACGTCGACGGTCGAGCCGGTGTTCACCACGTCGAGTGCAAGTGTCAGGAGGTGCTGGGGTGACCACGTTCAAGTTCGTGCCGGACGTTGACGTCAAGGCGATCGCCCGGACACCGGAGATGGTGAACCACTTCGGCGGTGTCGCGGACCTGACGGCCGAGGCCGTTCGGGCCGCGTGGGAAGCCTCGGGCCCGCACCCGTATGAGACCGGGGACTACATCGAGTCGATCAACGGGGACTCCGGCATCGAGAACGGGGTGGCCGCCGGTCGCGTGAACGCCGATGACTACAAGGCCTGGTGGCTTGAGGTCGGCACCGAGGACACGCCGCCGTTCGCCCCGCTGCGCCGCGGAGTCGATGCGGTGGGGCTGCACCTGATCGGCAACCAGGCCAGGGGCCTGTATGGCTAACTTCGTCGCACTGCCCGACCTAGAGGCCGTCGCCTCGGTGGCGCTGCGGACCGCGGCCATCTCCGGGCTGGCGGGCGTGCACTCCTCGATCCCGGCCAAGAATCCGGTCTACCCGCTGATCGTGGTGCAGCGGGTCGGGGGGACACCGGTGGTTCGTCAGTACCTCGATCGCGCGCGGATCCAGGTCGATGTGTGGGGCGGGAACCGTAAGGACGGCTCCGCCGTCACGAAGTCCGACATCCTGGACATCGCGCAGGAGGCGCGGGTCGTGCTGCTGGACATGGAGGGTCAAAGCATCCACGAGCCGGTCGACGTCTTCGTGACGGCCGTTGAGGATTCGCTCGGGCTGGCCTGGTCCCCGGACCCGACCTCGGGCCGCGACCGCTACGTCTTTGCGATGTGGGTCTACGGACGGGCGCTGGAGCCGACCTCTTCGTGACGCCCCCGCTGCGCGGGGGTATACGATGTTCATGCGTGAGGAGTCCATCCGAGGGCTCGTAGGGCTCACAGGTATCCGCATCCGAGCGGAGAGGAGTGAGTTGCTATGAGCAACGACGCAGCACAGGTCGTGGTCGGCGCCAACGGATCGGTGTGGGTCGCAGCGACCAGCGGCAGTGCCCCCACAGACGTCGCGACCCCCCTGGACGGTGACTGGACCGACCTCGGGTTCATCTCCGAGGACGGCGCCACCTTCACCGAGGGTAAGGACATCACCGACATCGGCGCATGGCAGTCCTTCTACCCGATCCGGCGCATCATCACCGGTCGTTCGATCCAGCTGTCCTTCGCACTGCGCCAATGGAACAAGGACACCATCGAGTTCGCACTCGGTGGGGCGGTCGAGGAGAACACCGGGGAGTTCAAGTACACGCCACCGTCCCCCGAGGAGTTCGAGGAGCGCGCGGTGATCCTGGAGTGGGCCGACGGGACGAAGGCCTACCGGCTGTACATGCCACGAGGGATCGTGTCGGAGTCCGTCGAAACCAGCCTGGTCCGCACGGCCGCCGCCGACCTGCCCGTGACGTTCGCAGCCACGGACCCCGGCGCGGGAGTCGATGCCTACACGCTGTTCACCGACGACCCCGCGTTCGCTGCGGCGAGTTCCTAACGGGATAGAAGGGGTGAGCAGGGATGAACACGGTAGACCTTGATATCGCACGCGCAGCTCGCGCGGAGGCGAACGGTGAAGCACCGACGGTGAAGTTCGGGGGACTGACCTTCGAGCTTCCACCGGAGATGCCGTTCGCGATCGTCGAGAGCATCCGCGATCTCAACAAGGCTCAGGAAGAGAGCGACGGCCTGGCGGTGGCGGGTGTTCTAGCCGCCATCGCACAGGCGTTGTTCCGCTCCCGGTACCAGGAGTTCCTCGATCTCGGTCCGTCGATGACGGACATGCAGGCGCTCCTGGAGAACGTGTCCGGACTCTATGGGATGAACGCGGGGGAATCGCCGGCCTCGGAGGGTTGATGTACGAGCACTTCGGGGCCGTAGAGGCGGACTTCCAGAGCCACTACGGCATGGACCTGCGCGAGGTGCTGTGGGGCGATCGGGCGCCCGGCGTACGCCGGGTGCTCGCCCTCGTCAACGGGCTGCCGACGACGGGTGCGGTGTTCCGCGAGGTCGCGTTCGACGGAAAGTCGTGGTCGATGACCGACGAGCTGCTCGCGACGTTGATCGAGATCACCGACTTCGGCAACAAGCTCCTCTTCCAGACCAACGTCAAGGCCGGGACGAAGGGGTGGGATCCGATCGTGATCTCCCGTCCGAGAGCGCCGGCGGCGGCGGCCACCGAGCACCGTGAGATGGCGACGACCGAGGAGATGAGCGCCTTCTTCGGGGGAGACGTTCACTACGAGGAGATGAGCGTCAGTGGCTGAGATCCACGTCGGTACCGCGTTCATCAACATCCTGCCGGACACCGACAAGTTCGTCACGCAGCTTTCCGCCCAGATGAAGGGCGTGAGTGCCGCTGTCAATAAGTCCGGGGATCAGGCACTGCTTTCGTCCGGAAAGTTCGAGATCCTCGGCGATGCGATCAAGGGAACAGGCGATGTGGCGGCGTTGGCGGCTGCCGCACAGAGTGCGGTGGGGAACGCCGCAGAAGACGCCGGCGCCAGCGCGGTCCAGGCAACCATGGGCTGGGGCATATACGACGGTGTTATCAAGGACACGACCACGGACGCCGCTCAGTCGTCACTGAACTTCGAAGCACTCTCTGGTGCCATCGATGATGTTGGTGGACAAGCGATCCAAACCTCATTCGACTTCAGCGCACTCAGCGCGAGCATCGCCGTCACCGATCAAGAGGCCGAAGGTCTGAACAGAACCCTGGCCGCGTCCGCGCTCCTGCGCGGCGGGGGTATCTTCGGCGGGCCTCCCGGTAAGGGGATCGCCACCGATGTCGGATCCTTCTTCCGCGGGATATCGAACATCGCTCAGGGAGCCTTGAGTTTCCTGCTCCTGATCGCGCCGACCATCAACATCATCATCGCCGCACTCGTCGGCATGGTCTCACTGCTGACCGCCGCCGTCGTCGGCGCCGTGGCCTTCGCCGCCGCGCTTACCGCCACCGCCGCCGTGATGGGGCTGGCCGCGTTCAAGTGGCGTAATCTGCTCACCGAAACCAAGGAAGGTGCCGAGACCTTCCAGGGCGCGTTCCTGGCTATCCAGGCCGAAGCGTTCAACATGGCCCGGGGCGTGGTCAAGAGCTTCTCCGACATGGGATCCAGCGGGAAGGATCTGTGGACGAGCATCGGGGAGGCCGGGGTCAGGGGCCTGCGTGCGATGCAGCCGGCCATCGACTGGGTCGTCGAGCACGTCCAGAACTTCATCGACGCGCTCAACGGTGTCGGTGGGGCCTCTTCGCCGTTCCTCGAGTTCATACGGACCTGGCTCAACGAGTGGAAGGTGCTCGGCGGCATCATCAACCAGGGCGTCGAGGGCGGTGGCGGACTGCTCGGATTCTTCGAGAAGTACGAGGAGCCCGCCAAGGCGTTCGTGGAGGGGATCGCACAGGTCATCAACGGCATCCGCAAGATGTCCGCCATGGGGCTGGGCCTCAACATGGATCAGCTCGCTGAACTGATCCGCAACGTGTTCACCTGGCTGCAGCAGATCGTTCAGGTCTTCCCGAAGTTCTCCAACGCGCTGGTGAGTGTCGGACTCGAGCTGTCACGATTCCTGCTCGCGATCCTTCCCATCACGACGGCGGCGATCGAGCTGGGTGCGGCCATCTTGCAGAACATCGTCGCCCCACTACTCAACGGCTTTCTGGTCGCGGTACAGGCCGTGATGAACGCGCCCTTCATCCACTACATCTTCGAGCTGGCCGGGGCGATGGGGATCCTCGCGCTGGCGATCTCGACGCTGTCCTTCAAGCAGCTGAAGTTCGTCGCGATCATAAAGTTCATGGGAGTGCAGCTGCTTTGGCTCGCCAACGTCGCGGGTGCGGCCGTGCTGAAGTTTCTGCCCGCAATGTCCGCCGCGATGTTCTCAACGATGGCCCCGTTCGTCGGGGCGGCGGTCATCATCGCGGTGGTCGGGGCGGCGTTCCTCCTCCTGAAGGGCACGTTCGCCGAGGTCGGCGCGGCGGCGAAGGCCACCGCCGAGACGTTCGATTCCTCGATGGAGTCGTTGAAGGCCGGCGCGATGTCCACCGCCGAGGTTCTCTCTGCCACGTACAAGACGGCCCAGGAAGGGTTCAATAACCTCTCCAATATCGGGAAGGTCGTCTACGGGGTCCAGCACTTCGGTGATGCGGTCAGCATCATCCTGACCTCGGCGACGGTCTCCACCACCCTGGCCCGAGACGCGGTCGACCAGCTCAGCGAGGCTTGGGTCGAGATGGGCGACGATCTGTCCAGCGGGATCCTGTCCGGTGGGTG